CCAAATCACAGAAAAAGCACCCGACTTACTTGATAATAAATCTGTTTCTGATAAAATATACAATACATAAACAGGAAAAATAATGACGAAGCCATTCGATGTATCACGTTTTAGGAAAGAAATTACCAAGTCTATTGAAGGACTTAGTATCGGTTTTAACGACCCAACAGACTGGGTCAGTACAGGAAATTATGCTCTCAACTATCTCATCAGCGGTGATTTTAATAAAGGCGTTCCTCTTGGTAAAGTTACTGTCTTTGCCGGAGAATCAGGATCAGGTAAATCATTCATCTGCTCAGGAAACTTAGTCAGGCATGCACAGCAACAGGGTATTTTTGTTGTTTTGGTTGACTCAGAAAATGCGCTAGATGAGAGTTGGTTACATGCGCTAGGTGTATCTACAGATGAAGATAAATTGTTAAAGCTAAATATGGCCATGATTGATGATGTGGCTAAAACGATTAGCAAATTTATGGCTGATTATAAAACACTACCCGCAGACGATAAACCAAAAGTATTATTCGTAATTGATTCACTTGGTATGTTGCTAACACCAACTGATGTAAATCAATTTGATGCTGGTGATATGAAAGGTGACATGGGTCGTAAGCCCAAAGCACTTACCGCACTAGTTCGCAACTGTGTAAATATGTTTGGTAATCATAATGTAGGCCTTGTAGCTACTAATCATACATATGCTAGTCAGGATATGTTTGACCCAGATGATAAAATTTCAGGTGGTCAAGGATTCGTATATGCTAGTTCTATCGTAGTTGCTATGAAAAAACTCAAACTTAAAGAAGATGAGGATGGCAACAAGATTAGTGAAGTTCGTGGTATTCGCAGTGCATGTAAGATTATGAAAACACGCTATGCTAAACCATTTGAAAGTGTTCAAGTTAAAATTCCCTATGAAACAGGTATGAGCCCCTACAGTGGGTTACTAGACTTGTTTGAAAAATCAGGCATTTTAGCTAAAGAAGGTAATCGTTTGGCATATACTACCGTAGATGGAGAAATCATTAAATTCTTCCGCAAAGGTTGGGAAGCTAATGAAAACGGTTGCTTAGATAAAGTAATGGCTGAATTTCAACAAAAAGGCAAAGCTAGTATAAGTACTCAAGAAGTTCAAGAAACTACTGAATAAAGGAGCTATTATGGATTTGCAGTTAGTAGAAGAAATATGGTACGCATTAAAAAGTCACATTCACAGCGTCTATGATATCGAAGCCGCAGCGGATACACTTATCAATTTACTAATTGATAACAACTGTGAAGCAGGAGATATTAAAGACACCTTTAAGGGCGAGCGTGTGATTATGTCTGCGCTAAAAGCATACATAGACCAACATGATTCTGAAGATGAAGATGAAGATGATGAAGAGTTTTATGATGCTGACGAAGATGATGAGTGGTAACCAATGAACTGGTACACTAAAGTATCACAAGATTTATCAGTTATACCTGACTTTATTACTCATTATGAAGCTGAGTTAGAGTCTGCCAGACAAGATGTAAGGGTAAGAGGCAATGTAGAAAAGAACATTGCCTCTTTACCCGGCATCACTGAGCATAGATTTAATCAGCTACAAGAGTTAGAAGCGGTGTTAAACTTTCTGAATATCCAACTTAGGAAAATCCGCAGAAAACATTTTCAAAAATACTTAGAAGCATATAATCGAGCACTAACAAGTAGAGATGCTGAAAAATATGTAGATGGTGAAGATGAAGTAATTCAATTTGAAATTCTTATAAATGAATTGGCACTAATGCGAAATAAATGGTTAGGAATTTTAAAAGGTTTGGATAGCAAAAACTACATGTTAGGGCATGTGGTAAAGCTAAGAACTGCTGGCATGGAAGATATCGTTATCAGTTAAGTGGGTAATTCTCTACTTGCACAGATTCACCGCCAAGTATATAATGTTCGTATCATAAACTAATTTATTTAGGTAAACATGTCTACACAAATGTCAATCTCAGCAGGTCATCTACTTCTAGATGAGTTGTGTCCTGAAAAAAGAAATGGCACAGCCCATAATTTTTTAGTAGATCCATTAGCTCAAAGTGTTGCTATGTATCAAAATAGAAAAAACGGGAATAAGTCACAGATACTTAGTGAAGGGTTAACTCCTATTCGTGAAACTACAGCAGAAAAATTAATTACGGATGATGATCATGAAATAGCTGGGCAAATTCGTGATTACTACAGTAAAAAAATCATGCTGTGGAGGCTTACCGAATTTAGCTTATCTCCCTATAGAGAAGACCTAAGCACATTCATTCACCTAAATGATTTTTCTGAGGTTTCAGATAGAATGATACCTCTTATCTACAAGTTGCCCGAGTTTTATTTTGAAGATATTAAAATTGAAAATGTTTTTTATAAATGTAAAAAAATCGATGAGGATGTAATTGCTCAAACAAAAGGAATTAAAGAACTTACTTACTTAACTTCTACTACTAAAACGACAAAACTAAAGTTAAAATTTACCGAATATTGGTTTCACGATGAAAATAAGTACCCAGTGCTTATTAAAGTACAACAAAATCCTCTAACTCAACTTTGGGAAAAGATTATCCAAGATCATAGTGAGGAAAATAAACCTGTAATCATTGATGCTTCCACGTATAGTCTTATGAAATTTCGGGGAGAAACCAATGTGATTATCCCCAAAGCTTACCATCTAGTGTAATTAAAATTATAATGGATCGAGATAGGAAAATAATCGTATGGTACAACCAAGTACTAAATATGTGGACGGCTATGTACAATGACGATAAAAAGTATCGCGTGGGACTAGTTGGATATGGTACAAATAAATTAAGTGCAGTAGATGATTTAAAATATCAAAACACAGAAATTAAAAATACAGGAAATTAAATGGCAACTCGTGTTAAAATGGTTAATCCAAAAACCAATATTATAAAAAATGGCTTTTATGGATTTAGCTGGACATATTTATTTTTTGGATTTTGGGTTCCCTTACTCAGGGGTCACTACAAAATGGCAGGTATTCATTTTTTGATTGGTGTAATTAGTTATTTTACACTTGGCATTCTTCAACTAATTATAGCATTTAGCTTTAATAAAAATTATACACTTAGACTGATCGAAGAAGGCTATGAATTTGCTGACAGCGAAGAAACCAACGCAGAGGCTAGGTTAAAGATTGGTATTCAATCACGAGTGGTAAATCAATGAAGCACGACCAATTAACCATTGTTTCTGTGTTTGGACATAACAATGGTTCTTTGGCCATTCCTGCTATACTAAAAAGTATGGAAGAATTGCCAGGCAGTCGAGGGCTTCTCTTATCTATTGAAAAACCAGAAAATCTCCCATCTGAAATTGAATGGAAACAAATCTATCCGTTGAATTATAAACAGTACACTATTTTTATGATGCATTCTTTGTATGCATTTATAGAAACCGATTATTGTTTGATTGTGCAAGAAGATGGATGGGTTTTAAACGGTAATAATCTTACTGAAAAATACTACGAATATGATTATATTGGACCGATCACACACTGCGCTATAAAAATGAATGAAAGCAGAACCGGCTTGGAACATTTATTTTTGCAGTTTCATTGGTCTGGCAAAGCAGATTCAAATACATTTGTAATACAAAATGGTGGATTTTCACTTAGAAGCAAAAGATTTTTAGAAGCTTGCAATCGTCACGGAATTACTCATACAACTGACATTGGACTTAAAGTAAAACTAAAAGATAAAGAAGAACTTTGGACCCCAATTTGGAACGAAGATGTTCAACTGAGTGGATTGCTTAGGCCAAGGTTAATGCAATGTGGTTATAAATTTGCACCCACTGAAGTTGCTATGCAATTTGGAGTAGAATACCTACATACTGAGTTGCACAACGATATGGACTTTGATACTATCGTGGGACATCATGCTAAATCTAGAGTATTGGTGGAAAATAATCTTGTAAGAATTCCAAGCAATGCAGGGATTCTAGGAGCAATGGAAAAGCGACTGCTAGAATGGATGCGTGACAAAAAAGGCTATAAATTCATAGTAGACTCGGAATGGCAAAGTAAATTTGGTATGAATTCTGGCTCCAAAGGTTGACAATAAATACGCATTCTGTTACACTGTGCTTACAGTAGATAGAGGGAGTAGATAATGAAAAAAGGTGAAATGTTAGACAAAATGCTAGTCATTGTCACCAACGCTCATCATGGCCAATTTGATCGAGGCGGAAACCCCTATATTCTGCACCCACTCAAAGTAATGCACTATCTAAGGTCGGATGACGAGGAGCTGATGTGTATGGCTCTTGGGCATGATGTTATTGAAGATACTTCGGTAACTTACAAAGACTTGCGAGATGCTGGTATCAGCGAACGAGTTATCGCAGGGATTCGGGCTCTGACCAAAGTACCCGGACAGACTTATGATGAGTACAAAGAAGGGGTCTTTGCTAGCGCAGACGCGATGAAAGTTAAACTGGCCGACTTGCGACACAACACCGATATCAGGCGTCTAAAGGGTGTTACTGAAAAGGACATTGCTAGGATGGCAAAATATCATACTTTCTATATGGAAATAAAAGCAAAACTAGGTTGACAATAAATGT